TCGAAGCATATGAAAAAAAGACTATGCTAGAAAACGAACTTAGTTTTCTATTAGACAGCAAAACAAAATTGGTAGAATCAAAAGAACATATTACAAATGATCCGAAGTTTTTAAATGAGGATGGTTCTCTTGAACAGTGGAATATTCCAAATAAAGAACAAGTAATGGAAGATTTGGAAAAGGATTTAGAAGAACTTGAAAATCGTTTAAAAGAAGTTGAAGATAATCTACAAGAATATGCCGATGTGACTTTTTAAAAGTTTCGACGATACCTTGAAACTTTTTATATTATAGAAAATCTAAATACATATATATTTATCCTTTAATGGCAGGTACTGAAAAAATTCCATTAAGGGAAATAATAAAACAAGAATATACCGAATGTTTGAAATCTCCTGCGTACTTTATGAAAAAGTATTGCAAGATTCAACATCCCACACTGGGAACAATACCATTTGCGTTGTATGAATTTCAAACCAAGACTCTAGAAAGTTTTCGTGACGAACAATTCAATATTGTATTAAAAGCACGTCAAATGGGAATATCCACACTTGTATCTGGATATGCTTTGTGGTTAATGACCTTTTTCACGGATAAATCTATTTTGTGTATTGCTATTAACCAAGAAACTGCGAAAAACATTGTTACAAAAGTAACTCATATGTCCGAACATTTACCAAGTTGGTTACGAAGTGAGTGTACAGAAAAAAACAAACTTAGTATGCGTTTTAAAAACGGAAGTAATATTCGTGCGGCTTCAAGTAGTGTAGATGCTTCTCGTTCGGCTTCATTGAGTTTACTTATCGTGGACGAGTGTGCGTTTATTACAAACATGGAAGATATATGGACCGCATCGCAATCTACAATTACAACAGGTGGTCGTTCTATTTTATTATCTACTCCGAATGGTATCGGTAACTTTTTCCACAAAACTTGGGTTGGGTCCATGGATGGATCTAACGATTTCAATCCAATAAAACTACATTGGAATTTACATCCTGATCGTGGACAGGAATGGAGAGACTTACAAACTAAAGTTCTTGGTGAGAAAGAGGCCGCACAAGAATGTGATTGTGACTTTATTAGTAGTGGTCGTTCGGTTGTAGATGCAAGTTTGATAGAATGGTATAAATCTAATATGATGAAAGAACCTGTTGAAAAACGAGGTGCGAATAAAGAATATTGGATTTGGGAATACCCAAATCATAACAAAGATTATGTGGTGGCTGCCGATGTTGCCCGTGGTGATGGACGTGACAAAAGTGCGTTTCATGTATTTGATGTAGAAACTGTTAAACAAGTTGCTGAATTTAAAGGTGAAGTGGAAACAAAAGACTTTGGTAATTTATTAGTAGCAGTTGCAAGTGAATTTAACGGAGCATTGTTGGTAGTAGAAAATGCAAATATAGGTTGGGCAGTATTGCAACAAATTATAGATAAAGGATACAACAATTTATACTACACACAACGTGATTATCAATATATAGATGAATTTTCACAACATACAAATAAACTAAATCGTATGGAGAAAAAACAAGTACCCGGATTCACAACATCTATTAAAACTCGTCCACTTATTATCAGTAAGATGGAAAGTTATGTTCGTGAAAAAGAAGTTGAAATACAATCTGAACGAACACTTGATGAATTATTTACATTTGTGTGGAATGGTCAAAAAGCAGAAGCAATGCAAGGATACAACGATGACTTGGTTATGAGTTTATGTATTTCATTGTGGGTTCGTGATACGGCATTAAGATTTAGATCAGAAAACGTTCAATCACAAAAGTCATTATTTGATTACATGGGAAGTACAACAAATTTAAATGTTGGAGAAAACTTTGTAAAGTCTGGATTAAAAACAAATCCATACGAAATGAAAAATCCACACGGTGGAACAGAAAATTTAGATTGGTTATTACAATAGGAGATTTATATGAAATTGTCAGTAAATATATTATTATCAGCAGTGTTACTTTTCGGTGGAGGGTGTGCAACCCAATCACTTTTGCCCACACAAGGAATTTATACTGAATCCACATTTGAAACATATAATCAAGTAGAAACTGTTGTAAATAAAATTAAAATAGGTAAAACAAAATATTCTGATTTAGTTAAAATGGGACTTGATTTAGAAAAAATTCCAAATGTAAAACGACTTACTTATCTTGATGTAATGAAAAAATTTAATTTAGATAGTCCGTCTAGGTATACAATTTTCAATGATATTGAACTACCAGACGGTGTGATAAAAACATTAGAAGCAAGGGAAAATGGTCTAACCTACGAAATAAACTTAGAAAGACTTAAAAATCAAAGAGAAGGAAGTTTAATTTTAGATATGTTAAATTTTAGGAAAAATGTTCATATAACAGGATGGAATATAAGTGTTCTTATTTTGATTGTAGATGACACCGTAGAATATGTTTTATACTCAGGTGAGAAAAATATTGATAAACATGAACTTGAACGAAATCCGTTAGGTCCATTTCAAGGTTTCGATGGTGGTGACATAGTCGGAGCTGCAAGTGAATTGAATTAATATATATTTGTTTGACAATAAGTTGTATATATTTTACAATCAATTAATTTATAAGGTTATATCATGGCAGACGATTCAAGAAGTAAAAAACTATTGCGTGGACTAAAAAGATTATTTTCTACTGATGTTGTAGTACGCAATGTTGGTGGAAAAAAACTAAAAGTAGTTGACACAGATAATATTCAACACTCTTCTAAAACTAAAGATAGATACGGAAGAATGCACACTTTATATAGTGATTATGCAAGTAAATACAATAACATAGGATTTCAAACTGCAAGACTTGAGTTGTTTTCTGACTACGATACAATGGAAAATGATCCAATCATTGCAAGTGCATTGGATATATATGCAGATGAATGTACAACTCGTAGTGAGTTTGGGGATGTTCTTCGCATTACAAGTCACGACTCTAATATCAAAGGAATACTTGAAAACCTTTTTTATGAAATTCTGAATGTAGAATTTAATTTATGGGGATGGACTCGTAATATGTGTAAATATGGAGATTTCTATCTTAATTTAGAAATTCAACCTGAATACGGAGTTTTAAATGTTAGACCAATTTCTACTTATGAAATTTCTCGTATTGAAGACTTAGATCCAGAACGACCAAATTATGTTATGTTCAAACAAGAGGGTTCTAGCAATGAAACATATGAAAATTATGAAATAGCTCACTTCAGAATGCTTGGTGACAGTAACTTTCTTCCGTATGGCAAAAGTGTAATAGAACCTGCACGTAGAACTTGGAAGCAACTTCAACTTATGGAAGATGCTATGTTGATTCATCGTGTCATGAGAGCACCGGAAAAACGAATGTTTTATATTGATATTGGTAACATTCCACCAAATGAAGTTGATAACTTTATGCAAAAAGCAATCAATAAAATGAAAAAAGTTCCTTTTGTTGATGAAAAAACAGGTGACTATAATCTTAAATTTAATCTTCAAAACATGACTGAAGATTTCTTTATGCCTGTTCGTGGTGGAGACAGTGGTACTCGTATTGAGAACCTTGGTGCAATGACTTACGATGGAACAGATGATATTGAGTATTTGAAGAACAAAATGATGGCTGCTCTTAAAGTTCCTAAAGCATTTCTTGGGTACGATGAAAGTATAACAGGAAAAGCAACATTGGCTGCGGAAGATATTCGGTTTGCTAGAACAATAGAAAGAGTACAACGAATCGTTATTAGTGAACTAACTAAAATTGCAATTGTACATCTATACTCGCAAGGTTACACAGATGCAAAACTTGTAGATTTTAGTCTTCAATTAACTAATCCATCTACTATTTTTGAAGAAGAACGCATACGAATATTCGGTGAGAAGTTAAATACTGCACGTGATATGGTTGATGCTAAGATGTTTTCTAAAGAGTGGATTTATGATAATATATTCAATTTATCTGAAGACGAACAAGAAGAAATACGAAATAACTTTGTTGATGATGCAAAAGAATTTTATCGTCTTGAAGCAATTCAAAATGAAGGTACTGATCCTGCTGATCCTAATGTGGCTACTGATTCTGAAGAAGGTGATGAAGAAACTTGGGGATTTGGTAAGTTTGAAAACATGACAGACGAAGAAAAGGCAAGAGTAAAAGAACGAGAAAAAGAAGAAAAGAAACGAAGAAATGCCAACAAAGAATATGATCATCCAGATGATAAACCTATGGGTCGCGACCCACTTGGCAGAGACGAAAGAAAGGTATCGGGTAGATCGTGGTCGGAAAGTCCTCTTAAATTAGAGTCTGATTTACAACGGTTAGATAAATTTTTAAGTAAAAAATCAAATAAACCAATACAAAAGAAAAAGCAGATTTTAACTGAATCTAAAGAAAAACGAGATCTTAAAAAAGAACTTAATGATATAATGAATGATGATAAATCAAAAATAGAAGAATCAAAATAACAAATATTTTAAGAAAAAAATCAATAATTATATTTATATCCATATTTATGTTTGTATACATTTTATCTAGATAATAATTTCACGTGAAAAAATTAAAGCATAGTAAGTTTAAAAACACAGGAATTCTGTTTGAGTTACTCATCAGACAAATAACTGCTGATATACTCGATAGTAGTGAATCTCCTGCCAATAAATTGGTAAAAAAATACTTTGCTGAAGATACTGATTTAGGAAAAGAACAACGTTTAT